GAAAGAGAAGAAACAACAAATAAAATTTTCAAAGAGATTGAAACTGTTCAGAAAATTAGAGAACAAACTATTAACGAAGTTATAAATCTCATAGATGACTTCCAAGATACTTTAGCTTATGGAGAATACGATTATTTTCCAAACGAAGACATAAAAAATTGGTTAGAAAAACTAAAGAAAAAGGTGGAATAAATGAAAACAACTGAAGCTAAAGCAATTAAGAAGATAAGAGAATATAAAAATAGGTTAAATTTTTATTCTATTAATAAATCTTTAGACATTGCTATTGATGCACTTGAAAAAAGAATTCCTAAGAGACTTAATAATATACATGTTAAAAGAGATTTTTATGGGCATCCTTTTTTAATAACAGGTGATTGCCCAACTTGTGGAGCATCAGGAATAAACACATCAACTACTAATTATTGTTATTGTTGTGGACAACGAGTTGATGGATCAGGTTGGGAAGAAAGAGAATAAAAACTAGATAGTTATTGGAGAGAAATTATTGAAATTACATAAAAAGATTAAATCAAAAATAGATGACAGTATTAAATATATATTTTTTACAGAAGAAGGTTTAGCTGTAGAATCAACGTTTATAGATAAGCATGATAGTAAAAATATTATCTGTTTACCAACTCAGACTTCTTGTTGTATGAAATGTAAGTTTTGTCATATAACCGACATAGCATCAGAAATTATTTTAAGAAACATAACAGATATTGAGATAGTACAAATGGTTGATTATATATTTAACGATTTAGAATTATCAAAGGATAAAATGTTGCTTATCTCTTTTATGGGTTGTGGAGAGCCTTTATTAAACTCAGTAAATTTGATTAAAGGAATGATTTTATTAAACAGTTCTTATGCAAAAATTAGATTTGCCCTCGCCACTTCGATGCCCAAAAATAATGAAGAACATTTTAAAGATTTTGTTAAAAAAATAAAAGATAATAAATTGAATGTAAAACTTCATTTATCATTGCATTATACAAACGATTTAGACCGACATAATTGGATGCCTAATGCTGAAATAATAAGTAAGTCTTTGGAATTATTAGATTATTATAAAAAAATAACAAATAATGCTATAGAAATACATTATACATTAATAAATGAAGTAAATGATAGAGAAGAAGACATTAAGAAATTAATTAGCTTTTTTAAAAATAAAGATGTATGTATTAAATTTATTAGATATAACTCTAAAAACACCATCAACTCCACAGAGACTCCGATAAACAAAGCAGAATCAATTATGAAAATATTAGAAAACAATGGAATTAAAACAGAATATTATATTCCACCTGCGAGAGATGTTGGTGGTTCTTGTGGTCAAATATTGGTTAAAGAATATTTAAAATACAATAAGAAAAACATTCAAATAAATATTAGAACAAACACAGATGATTTGGATAAATCTATTAAACAATACAGAGAAAACAGAGAGCGTAATCCTCATATATATGCTAACAAAAACACACTAAACGCCTTAAAACAATTAAGGTTAAAAGAATTAAATAATAAAACTTTTAAAATTAATGCAGATGTAATTATGGGTGTTATGGGTGTATGTATAGAAGATTATGAAAAAGATATGCTTTATCTAGGATCTATTTACGGTTGCAAAATGGTTTGTGATGATACATTAAACTATGGAGAAATTGAATTGAAATAGGAGAAATATATAATGGATAAAAATAATCATAACATGTCTTTGACTTTAGAGTGGAATGAATATGATAACAACAATACAAACCGTAGAATCAAAGTCATCGGTTATCCAAACACTCTAAGTGAAGCATTTTCTTTAATAAGAAAGTTCTTGAAACAACATAATTATAAATGTTATGCAATAAGACGATGGTTAAAGGAGAATAGAGTAGTGATTGATGTTGGTAGTCATACTCAGCTCTTCTACATAAGTAACTTAAATGAAACGACAAAACAAGAATTGATTAAAGAAGGATTGATAAAAAATGAGGATTGAAGTAGCAAAACATGAGGATATGTGGCAGGAAATAAAGAACTCTGCTATGTTTACTATGGGTAAAGATACTGGTAAATATCCAACAAGTGAATGGAAAAAGAGAATATTATTAGCAGAACATAGTCCAATAAGAGATGGATACTTTATTTTAAACTGCTATGAAATACCATCATTTGTCATTGGACATATCGTTCGACATTTTAACGGTATTGAAAAATATGTTCGGTCATTAAGAAGTGATAGAGCAGAATATACGGAAGTACCTAATAGAAACACATTACAGAATGTCAGATTAAGAATTAACTTTCAGGCATTTATTAATATTAGTAGAAAAAGACTTTGTTCTTGTGCAAGTAAAGAAACAAGAGAGTTCTGGCAATTACTTCTTGACACAATTAAAAGTTATGAACCAGAACTATATTCTGTTTGTGTTAGAGAATGTATCTATAGAGGATTCTGTTCAGAGATGAAAAGTTGTGGATATGACAATACTGAAGCCTTTTATCAAGCTCTTAGTGAATATAGAAAAGTATAACTACTATATATAGTAGTATATATGGATTTACAATACTATATATAGTGATAAAAGAGTGATGAAATCAGGATTTCAAGAGGAGAATATATGGATAGAGTAGAAAGAATTAAAAACTTAATAAATACATTAAACACAGCATCAACTGCTTATTATACATCAACTCCTATTATGAACGACTATGAGTGGGATAAATTGTATGAAGAGTTAAAGCAACTTGAAAAGGAAACTGGAACGATATTCAATAACTCACCAACACAAAATGTAGGTTATGTTGTTTTGGATAAGTTGAAAGAGGTAACACATAATCATCCAATGCTATCCTTAGATAAAACTAAAAACATTGAAGATTTAATAAGTTTTATTGGCAATAACCGCTGTGTTGTTTCAGTTAAATGTGATGGACTAAGCTTATCTCTACATTATATTAATGGCAAATTGATTTCTGGTGAGACAAGAGGAAATGGCATAAATGGTTTAGATGTGCTTTCGAATGTTTTAACAATTAATAATATCCCTAAAGAAATTCCGTACAAAGAAGATTTAATAATAGACGGAGAAGTTATTATTGATTGGGAAATGTTTAGAAAGATTAATCAAGGTTTATCAGATAAAGATAAATATAAACATCCTCGTAATCTTGTAGCAGGTAGTTTAACAATGCTATCTAGTAAAGAAGCTCAGTCTCGCAATATGAGATTTATTGCTTGGAGAGTAATAAAAGGTTTCTCAAACAATTCTGTTTACTTAGATTTAAAAGAAGCAGAGAATAATGGTTTTGAGATAGTTCCTATGTGGGAATATTCAAATGATGCATCTGATTTACACAATACGGAAAAATTAAAACAAATATTAGAGAATATAAGATTGGTAGCAGATGAAAAGAATATTCCTTATGACGGAGCTGTTATAGCAGTTGACGATTACGACCTAGCTGAATCTATGGGACGCACAGAGAAATTCCATAAGCATTCCAAGGCATATAAATTTGCCGATGAATTATATGAAACAAGACTTATTGATATTGAATGGAATACATCTAGGACGGGCTTAATTAATCCTGTAGCAGTCTTTGAGCCAGTAGATTTAGGTGGTGCAATTACAACTAGAGCCACATTACATAATATAGACTATATAAAAAACTTACAATTAGGTATAGGAGATAGAATTAGAATATATCGTGCAAATCAGGTAATACCTAAAGTTCATGACAATATAGATAGAACAGGAACTTGTAAAATACCTGATGTTTGTCCTATATGTGGCGAACCTACTGTAATAACAAAGACAAAAGATTCTTCTGTTTTAATATGTAGCAATGATGATTGTAAAGGTAAGTTGCTTGGAAAATTAACTCATTATGTAAGTAGAAATGCTATGGATATAGAAGGTTTATCTGAAGCTACACTAGAGAAGTTTATTAAACTAGGTTGGTTAAATTCTATAGAAGATATTTATCTATTGGAGAATTATAGTAATGAGATGAAAAAGCTTGAAGGCTTTGGCAGTAAATCGGTTGATAAACTTTTGGCAGCAATAGAGAATAGTAAAGTGACAGATTTATCAAGATTCATATATTCATTGTCTATTCCTTTAATTGGCAAAACTGTTAGTAAAGAAATAGCTAAATATTGTAACTATGATTTTACTACATTTAATACTATAACCTCTTTGGAAGGCGAAAATGCTTATTCTCATATAGAAGGTATAGGTGATAATATTTCATCTTCAATATTCCATTATTGGAACAAACACTGCAAAGATGTCATTAACATTGCTTATAATTTAAATTTTACTAAACCAGATGATAAAACAGTGAATAATAAATTGAATGGTAAAACGTTTGTAATAACTGGTTCATTAAATAAATTGAGTAATAGAGATGAAGCAAAACAGAGAATAGAAGATTGTGGTGGAATTGTCGCAGGTTCTATATCTAAGAAAACTAACTTTTTGGTTTGCAATGAAGTTTCTACTTCTAGCAAATATAAGAAAGCACAGGAATTAGGTGTTCCTATTATAACAGAAGATGATTTATTAGAAATGTTATAGTGAATATAATTATAGAGCAATAGAAAAAGTGGGAATTAATCTATTGCTCTATAATAAAGAAACATATTGATACAATCTGATAATAACATAAAATTGCAGATAAATCAATAGGTTGTCTGAAAAAGAGAATTATATATTAGGAAATATTATCCTTCCATAGCTCAGTGGTAGAGCAAGTGACTTTTAATCACGAGGTCGAGAGTTCGAATCTCTCTGGAGGGACTGAGTGTTAATAAAAATAACACTCGATACAATTAAATATTGAGTGAGAATTGGAAGTTATATGTTTACATACTTTAATTAATTAGTTGGCTATATCATATCCTTTCTATTTTTTAATTTTCATGTGTTCTTATTAATGATGTAGCAATTAATGAATTAGAATGAACAAATATGTAATCATACTATTGTTTGTCATAATGTTTTCGTACCTCCAATATAAAAATGTTTCAGATTTTAAACAATAGACTTTTCTTACTCAATATTTTTGTCCAGTAAATAATCCCGTAAGGGCTTATATAAATATAAAACTAAAGAAAGGATGATTAAAAATGAACGACAATAATTCGTACAAATATTTGTATTTGATTGTTGGTAGAAGTGGAACAGGAAAATCTAGTCTTGTTTCACATTTTTGTTCTTTACACAACACAACAGAGCTGAAATCTTATACCACAAGAAAGAGACGAACGCCTACAGAAGACACACATATCTTTATTGATAATGAAGAATATGTTAAAAGGTTCAGTGGGTTAGAAGCTAGTCAGGTTGCTGCTTTTTGTGAGTTTGATGGTAATTTTTATTTCTCAACCAAGAAACAGTTAAACAATAATTTATTTTATGTGATAGATGTTTCAGGAATAAAAACATTACAAACACTTAGCTTAAAGAATTTTAAGAAAGGTATATGTATAATAGAAATAAAAGCTCCATTCTTTACAAGATTAAAGCGAATGATATATAGAGATGGACTTATTAAAGGTATAAAACGAATGATTTCTGAAGGTAAGAATTTTAGTGGATTAGAAAAGATTCCTAGAATTACTCTTAATTCAGTAGATGATTTTAATCAGAATTTTGATAACTTTGAGAATATTATTTTTGAAAACGAAATTGGTAACTATGAAAATAGCTGTCTTAGAAAAGCACAAATAGATTATGGCAAGTAAAGATATAGTAGTATGTTGTAGTTATAGACAAGATGAAAATTCAGATTATGTTTTTCGTGTAGTTAAAGATATTTCGAATGGGATGTTTATGCTAGAAAGATTAGAAAACGGTAAATATAAAAGGACTAACCATAAGGCTGATATTCCAACTAAACTGGAGAAATACATATGGAAAGAATTTGGAGAGGTGAAGTAAAAATGAATGTAATAAAGAGAAATTGTGAAATTGCTGAGTTTGATAAAACAAAAATTTCACAAGCAATTTTAAAAGCGATGAAATATGGGTCTGGAATAGTTAAACCTAAAATTGCAGAAACTATTGCAGATGAAATTGAAGAAGAATGTAAGAATATAGAAGAAGTTAGTATATCTGATATCGAGTTAATGGTATACGATAAATTAATCACAAAAAAACAAAGGCTTACTGCCAAAGCATATGAAGGTTATAGAAGTATTAGAGAATTTCAAAGAGAAAATGAGAACACAACTGACGCTGAGATTGATGAATTACTAGATGGAGAAAGCGAATATTGGAATACTGAAAATTCTAATAAAAACTCAAAGGTATTAAATACCCAGCGTGATTATATGGCAGGAATTGTGAGTAAAGATATTTCTCGTAGATTTTTACTTCCACCAGAAATTGTACAAGCACACGATGAAGGCATCATTCATTTTCATGATATTGATTATTTTGGCATGGCAGCAATGAGTAACTGTTCACTGATTAATCTTGAAGATATGTTACAGAATGGGACATGTATTAATAAGGTAATGATTGAAAAGCCACATAGATTTATTACTGCTTGTACTATCGCTACACAGATTATTCTTGGTGTTACTTCATTTCAGTATGGAGGGGCAACAATTACACTTACACATTTAGCTCCATTCGTGAGAGATAGTTATAATAAATATTATGAAAAATACAAGTCTTGGGGATTCTCAGATGACGATTGTAATAAATATGCAGAAGCTGATACAAAAAAAGAAGTTGCCGATGGAGTTCAAACATTTAATTATCAGTGCAATTCTATGTCCAACTCAAACGGACAAAGCCCCTTTTTAAGTGTTTTTATGTATCTTGGAGAAACTTCTGAATATAAAAAAGAATTAGCAATGATTATCGAAGAATTCCTTAATCAAAGATTGCTGGGTTTAAAAAATGAAGTAGGTGTGTATGTAACACCAGCTTTCCCTAAGCTTCTTTATGTCTTAGAAGAAGATAACATTTATGAAGGTTCCCCTTACTGGTATTTAACAAAACTTGCAGCTAAATGTACTGCAAAAAGAATGGTTCCAGATTATATTTCTGAGAAAGTTATGAAAGAATTAAAGGAAAATAACTGTTATCCGAATATGGGGTGTAGAAGTTTTCTTTCTCCTTGGAAGGATAAAAATGACAATTATAAGTTTTATGGTCGTTTCAATCAAGGTGTTGTTACGTTAAATCTTGTGGATGTAGCATTGTCATCTGAAGGTGACTGTGATAAATTTTGGGATTTGATGGAACAACGAACAGAATTATGTCATAAGGCATTATTATGTAGACATAAACGATTAGAGGGAACATTGTCTGATGTTGCACCCTTACTATGGCAGTACGGGGCATTTGCAAGACTTGAAAAGGGTGAAAAGATAGATAAATTACTTCATGATGGATATGCAAGTATTTCACTTGGATATGCGGGTTTATATGAATGTGTAAAATATATGACTGGTAAATCACATATAGATTCAAAAGAAGGTCATGATCTTGGCATCAAAGTAATGCAATTTATGAATGATAAATGTGACCAGTGGAATAAAGAACACTACATTGGATTCTCAATTTATGGTTCCCCAATAGAAAATACAACGCACAAATTTGCAAAGTGTTTACAAAAACGTTTTGGTGTTATTGAAGGTATTACAGATAGAAACTATATTACTAACAGTTATCATACATTCGTGAAAGAACCAATTAATGCTTTTGATAAACTCGCAAAAGAATCTGAATTCCAAAGATTATCGCTTGGTGGAGCAATCAGTTATGTAGAAACAAGTGGGCTAGTAAACAATGTAGATGCCGTAATAGAAGTTATTAAATTTATTTACAACCATATTATGTATGCCGAACTAAATACAAAATCTGATTACTGTCAAGTATGTGGTTATGATGGAGAAATTCAGATTATTGACGAAAATGGTGAACTTATTTGGGAGTGTCCAAACTGTCATAACAGAGACAAAGATAAAATGAATGTAGCTCGTAGAACATGTGGGTATATCGGTACAAATTATTGGGGAAAAGGTCGTACTCAAGAGATTAAAGAAAGATATGTTCATTTAACTGATATTGCGGAGGATTGATTTATGAGATTTGCACAAATTCGATCAATGGATATTTCTAATGGAGAGGGAGTAGGAGTCTCCCTCTTTGTTCAAGGTTGCGACAAAAGTCCCCACTGCAAAAACTGTTTTAACTCTGAGACATGGGATTTTAATGGTGGGAAAGAATGGACAGAAGAAACAAAAGAACAATTTATAAAATTAGTTGATAGACCATATATTAAACGAATTTCTATTCTAGGTGGGGAACCTCTTGCTAAACAGAATATTGATGAAGTTTTATCTTTAGTCAAAGAAATCCGAATTTCATATCCTCAAAAGAACATTTGGCTCTATACGGGTTATTCTATAGAAGATATTGTAAACTTTAATTCTGTATCTCAGCAAAATTTTGACATAGATAATTTTATTAGAAATAGCATATTAACCTACATAGATGTTCTGGTAGATGGAGAATACATAGATGAACAGAGAGATGTTTCTCTTGCGTATAGAGGAAGTAAAAATCAAAGAGTGATAGATGTACAAAAATCTTTAACTCAAGAAAAACTTATTTTATATCTAAACTAAAGAAAGGAGTGTTAATATGATTGAACTTACAAAAGAAGAGTCTAAGTTATACGAAGAAGGTCGTATACCATATCTCTTCACTTTCATGGAAAATAAAGTGCCTATTTATCATAAGGTGTATGGGATTGACGACCTACATATAGAAAAAATAGACGGTAAGTATTATGTAGTATACAAAGTGTTAGATGGAAAATTAGATTAAAAAAGGAGAAATACATATGGAAAAGAT